AGCCATGTCCAGAAGGTTTTACAATTCATGGCGTACTTCTATCAGAACATGGCGATAAAGGGCCAAACGGTGCTAGAGGGTCTGCACAAAACTTGTCGAAGATTGGAGAGAAGTCCATCCTAGGCCATTCTCATTGTTTGACGGATGACCATTCTGCACTAACTCAAACTGGTTGGAAAAAGGTATATAATATTGATGTTGGTGAATTAGTTTTGACGTATGACTACACTACTAAATCTAATGTGTGGTTGCCAAATAAAAAAACCCATGTCATGCAACATAGTGGAAAACTTGTTAATATAAACACAAACAATATACATCAGTCAGTAACACCAAATCACATGTTATCGCTTTCTGATGGTAGATATATTAACGTGTGTGAAGCCATAACAACGGAGATGCCAGCACTAATCCCAGTTTCCGCTTGTAATAGAGTCACAAATCCGAACATCATTGAAGTTGGTTTGAGTGATTTAGAGTTGAAAAAAATTGTTGCATTTTGCGCGGATGGTCACGTTTCATTTACTGATAATGGAAGCCCTGTATATAGATTTCATATCAAGAAATCTAGGAAGATTGACAGACTGTATGAATTTTTTGGAAAAGACTATACGCCAATGTCTGCAAAGAACTTCGGAAAAACTGGTTCGACTAAAATTTCGATTGCTGCTGGTACAGAATCTTATAATTTTTTGAAAAAATGGATTCCAATGCCAAAACGACTTCCTGAATTTTTCAGAACTCTATCCCCTTCGCAAAAGGAAGTTGTTATTGATGAATTGAAGTATTGGGATGGCACATTCGATACTGGAACAAACGCGAGGCAATATTCAACTGCTAAACTCGAAGAAGTTGATCTGATTTCTTCAATCTTGGTAGAATTGGGGTATAGGACAAGTGTAATAAACAGGGAATTCCATAAAAATAGAAACCACGCACCATCATTTGTAATAACATGGAACCATGATAAAAATATGCACACTGGGCCAGCTAAGGCTTCATGTCAGCCGGTTAGATATAAGTCGTGGGGAGTTACAATCACCACGGTTGATAATATTAGGGTATCTTGTTTAGAGACAGACAATAAAAATTTTTGGGTCAGAAATGACAAGTACGGAAAGGTGTCACTGACTGGGAATTCTCCTAAGATCATAGCAGGGACGTTCCAAGTAGGTACATCATCAAAGCTAAAATTGGAGTACAATAAAGGCCCATCGTCATGGATGCATACACATTGCATTTTGCACAAGAATGGGAAGCGCCAAATGATTAACATTATCAATGGAAAATGGCATTCTTAAAATGTGCTATAATTGAGGCTCAACAACTTTAGAGGATATTATGGATGAAATTAAAGTAAACCACCGAAAGGAAAAGCTAAAGGGAATGTCCCTAGAGCGATTGGCGGAACTTGGGAAAGTTCTCACTGTCCCACATCGGTACTACACAGACGAGCAGAAAGTTATGCTTGCTGATTTAGAGGCCGAAGTAAAATCACGAAAGGTTGCATAATGACATTTGATGAACTTGAGCGAACTTCTTACATCAATGATGACCAGAGCACACTACAAATTATTGAAGTATGTCGTGAGCACTTTTCCGACCTGACCGATGACCAACGCACGGAGTTATATGATGAAGGCTATGAGGTAGGCTTTAAGGATGCAAAATCTGAAGGCTATGATGATGGCTATGATGAAGGCATTAAGGATGGAAAATCTGAAGGCTTTAAAGATGGAAAATCTGAAGGCTATGATGATGGAAAATCTGAAGGCTATGATGATGGTTATGAAGCCGGATATGCAGCAGCTATGCGCGACAACAATACCCCTTACTGAAAGAAAATATTATGACAACTGAATTTATCCTACCAACATCACCAGCCGACTTGAAAACTTTGCAAGATGCAATTGAAGAAGGCTCTAATAGCTTTGCGCGAGAAGTTGCAGAGAAGTCTTTGCGCAAAGAAATTGCAGCCGACCTTAAAGAGAAAATTGCAATCCCTCCAAAGATTTTCAACAAGATGGTGAAGACCTATTACAAGTCCTCATTCCAAGATGATGTGAAAGAAGCCGAAGACTTCCAGACCATCTATGAAAAGGTCATGTCCGGCAAAGACTTTACAGTTGACCAAGAATGATTATCGTAGACTTCAATGGGGTCTTGATTGCGCAGGTAGCAACTGCATCGAAAGAACTTGGTGCAGAAGTTGACCTACAAGCCGTCAAGAACTACTTTTTCCGAGAGTTACTAAACCTCAAGAAAAAGTTTTCTGAATATGGTGAGGTAGTTATTGCGTGTGATACACCAAACACATGGCGCAAAGCATACTTCCCATATTACAAAGTTAAACGTGCAGAAACCCGCAAGGCTATGCCGTTTTCTTGGGAATTGGTATTAGAGGCCATTGCAGCAATCCAAGCAGATATTGAGGAATACTTCCCATATAAACTGTTGAAGATTGATAAGTGCGAGGCCGATGATATTATTGCTGTGGTTTGTCGTCATGTGTCTGGATACAAAGCTGGGCTTACTTTGAATAGCACCCCCATCATGATTATCTCTTCTGACAACGACTTTAGACAATTGCAGGTCATTCCTAAGCTAGACCAATATTCGGCGGCATCTGGAAAGTTTGTTGTAGAATCCAACCCAGACCAATACCTATTTGAGAAAATCTTGAAAGGTGATGCCGGGGATTGTGTTCCGAACATTCTTAGTGAAGATGCAGATATTGCTAACGGGATTCGTCAAAGTCCTATTACGAAAGGGCGTATTGAGCGATGGACGGACCACTATGTAAATAATAATGGGGAATTGCATGAAGAATTGAGCGCAGAAAAGTTTCTGCGCAACCAGACTTTGATGGACTTGATGAACTGTATTCCTAAAGAACTCGAAGTTGAAATTGTGAATGCATTTGAAACTACGAAACCGGCATCTAAGCTAAAACTACAAGGCTATTTCATCAAGAACAAGATGAAGGCATTGTTTGAAGAACTACAAAATTTTTGAAAGGTAATTATTATGGCACAAACTCCAGTAGAAGACCGTCTAGGCAATCCAAACCAAAAGGTTTATTTCACAGAACTATTGCGCGAATGTGGTAAGCGCAAAACTCGTGCAGACCGGATTGCAATACTAAAGAAGTACCACTCTAAAAATAGTGATACTAAACTGGTAGTACAAAAAGTCATGGAATGGCTGACTAATGATATGGTTAAAATCGAAATCCCATCCGGCGATGTACCATTCCAGACAAACAAGACAGAAGACTATACAAACGTCCCATTGATGCTACAAGGTGGCCTAGACCGCGCAAAATACTTTGTGAAGGGTTGCCCTAGCTACATTGAATCCACCATCAAGCGAGAGCATTTCTTTATCCAAACTTTAGAAAGTCTGTACACCGATGATGCCGTGCTTTTAGTTGGCCTGAAAGACAAAGAAATTGTAGGATTTCATGGAGTCACCGCGCAATTATTGATCGACGCATTTGAGTCAAAGGCATCGTCATTGGGAAACGAATAACTAGGTTAGTAACAAGAATAATCAGGAATTTTTGATGCCAACCTATTCATACAAGTGTGATAAGTGTACTAACGAATATGAAGCCATTGTCAAGATGGTTGACCGCGATGCACCAACCACACAACCATGTACTGCTTGTGGTCAACTAGGGGTCATCCGAACCCCCGGAATTGGAGGGCATCAATTTAATGATGTTCAGAAACCATCCGGGGATTGGAAGAACCTACTAGAAAATCTAAGCCGTAAGAACTCAACCCCAACCTACAAATCAACCATTAACGTATGAGCCGCGAAGAAATTAAATCTCTTGTAGAAGACCAAATGAAAGAGTTTCAGCTTGCGGTTATAGAAAACTTTGAATCGTATGCCGAAACTTGGCTAGATGCTGTCATCGACCATTGTAATACCATCGGGATGGATATTGAGGACTGCGCCACAATGATTTCCCCATTCCTTGTGTCTAGGATGCGAGAAGAAGGAATCCGGCGCAAGACTTTGAAGAATGATGGGTTAATCAAACTGGACTAACATGGAATTTCGAGATGATAAGTTTTGCACAGATGCGCAAGCCTATGCAATACATCAGTCAGTAAAGAATTCACTATTTGGAAAGTTTTGTATAGATAAGTATGGCATACAGCCAGCAAAGTTTGTAAAGCAGTATGATGGTCTTGGAGACAACGTAAAAGTTGCCTTCAAGAGTGTGGTAAAATCCAAGCAAACCGAAAAGCGCTTGGTAACATACTTTGCAGCAAATCTTGTTAGGGGTCTTGGGTGGTTATATGATTATAAGGATGACCATTACATTGGTCTGAAAAAGTTTAATAGCTCACCTAGGTTCATTCAAGATGAACTACAAGAACTTTGTGGTACAATTGGGACTAAGGAATTATTCTCGGATAAAGTCTTAACCCACTTAACAAATGGAAAAATCTCTAGGGAACTTTTCAGTACACTTTTGATAGGGACAGACCTTGACGAAATCCTACTGAAATCTTCACAATCATATATCTGGAAAATCATAAGGGGGAGTAATGTAAACTACGGGAAATACATCACACACTGCACTAACCAAACAACACTGGTATCAACTTTACAAAACTGTTTTAATTAAGGAATTTATATGTCACTAGAATCACTACGCAAAAATATGTCCGGCAACTTGCAACGTCTAAAGCAATCTGTCGAAGCAAGCAAGTCAACAAAACCAGCAGCAGATAGTCGCTTTTGGAAGCCAACTTTCGATAAAGAGAAGGGAACCGGCGGTGCAATCATTCGCCCAATGCCTGCACCTAATGGAGAAGTCGATCACTTCGTTAAAGTCTATTCTCACGCCTTCCAAGGCAGCAATGGGAAGTGGTATATCGAAAACTCTTTGAGCACTATCGGCAAGCGCGATTGTATGTCCTCGTTGGGATACCGTCTGTACAATTCTGGCATCGAATCTGACCGACTTTTGCAAAAGCCAATGAAGCGTAAAGTGAAATACTATACGAACGTGTTGGTCAAGAATGACCCGGCGTTTCCAGAAAACAATGGCAAAGTTTTCTTGTTTGAATATGGCGCACAGCTTAACGAACTTTGGGAAAACGCTATGTTCCCACCAGAAGATAGCCTAGACCAAGCAGACCCGATTGATGTGTTTAACCCTTGGGAGGGTGCGGATTTTGTTATCAAGATGTACGGTAAGACTATTCCGGGTTCTAATGGTAAACAAATCCTAGTACCTTCTTACGAAAAGTCCACATTCAAGGCACCTAGCGAACTTGGTGATGACGAGCAGATTGAAGCATTGTGGAAACAATGTCATAGCATCAAGGAATTCATCTCCGAGGATAAGTTCAAGTCTGATGACGAATTGAAGAAGCGCCTTGTAGAAGTTCTTGGGTTGTCTGTAGGTTCTGGTATTCCAACTGTTGAAGGTTGGTCTGCTCCAGTGGAAGAAGAACCAAAGCCTGTTGTGCGACCAACAGAATCGTTTGACGATGTTCCCGAACTAGAAGAGACTCCACCACCAAAGGCATCCAAGACTACCACAAAGTCTGTATCTAAGCCTGCGCCGGTAGATGAAGACGAAGATATTGCTTTTCTGAAAAGTTTGATGGACTAACAAAAGGGGCTTCGGCCCCTTTTTCTATGATAGTCTCGTCATCTCGATAGCTTTCATGGCACTGTAGTAGCTATCGTTGTTTCTTGTTGATAATGATGCAGATTTTTCTGGCGAACTATTCGTACCACTTTGTCTTGTTGGTGCAGATTGTTGGTTGTTGATAATGATAGGCGAACCACCAGAACCACGGTCGCCATTCACCGCAGCAGTTTGTGCTAACCGTTCATCATTAAGTTTTTTGCGTAAATCTGGTCTTGTGGATGATTCAACCCCAACGCTACTAACTCGGCTATTCTTCCCAATATTCCCAGTCGCGCCAGTTCCGGCACCACTAGATGATTTGTTGATGGCTTTATTAGACCTTACGCCGCTATTGATAACAACCTTATCACCATTGGCTTTATCAACCCCTGAACCAGAGCCATTATTAGCCCCTCCAGCAGTATTTGAGGATGATTGCGCATCTACCCCCTTGCGAACGTCTGTAGCCCCGTCTGAGCCTGTTCCAGCACCACTGTCAGAACTTTCCATCTTTTCGGTTTTCTTGCGAACGTCTGCGCCGCGCCGCTTCAGTAATGCCGCAATGTTTACGACAAATTCGGAAACGCTTAATGCCAACCCATTACGAGAAACTATTTCGAGGTTTGCGTTGTATTGTGCGGATGAGATGTGATTTTTTATAGAATCGCTTGGAGAATTTGTATAGGCACTGATAACAGCTTTCCCGCGAGATGCTCCGAGTAAGTGTAGAATGTACAAATCTACGTCCGTACTACCGGTTGTAACTTTCCCCAAACTTTGTATGTTTTCTCTGCGCAATAGTGCATACATAACGGAAGACTTGAATGGGTCTAGCCGGTCATCATTACCAGATACAATAGCCTCACCAATACCATACTGAGCTGCTATGTCTTTGTTTTTCCGTATTAAATTATTCCAAGTTGACGGGATGAATTGAAACAACCCAGTGGCATTACTTGTCTTCGCCATAGCACTAGGATTCATCGACGATTCCTGCATGGCGGTAGTCAACATTTCATTTTTAGGAATGTCGAACTTTTCAGAAACTTTTGTGATAGCGTCTACGGCATCTTTACTATCTTTGGAAAGTTCGGTAGACTTTTTATTCACATCTTTCATCTGCACAGAACCACCGCTAACCATAGCTTCGGATGCACTTGCAACCGGGGTCTTTGAGAAGTAATCCCCGGCACTTTCACCAGCAATACCACCAAGGTAGCTAAGTGTTGGTACAGCGAGGAATGCTAGTGGTCCAGTGAGGGCACCTAATCCAGCACCTAATGTAGAACCTATGGCTTTTCCACCATTGCGGTAGTTTGATTCCTTTTGCTTCTGATCTCTTGCTTCTTTTGATAATTCTCCGGCCCTATACTGTTCTTCTATCTGCTTGGATTCCGTAATACTGTCATACAGCGCCATACCACCGCCGAATGCGGCACCCATCAAAGAACCTTTTAAAAACTTACTACCAAGTTGGATTGCTTTGTTTGGTGCAGGTGTTGTTGGGGTGGGTGCTCCCGGAGTAGGAGTGCCGGGTGTAGGCTTTGGTGCCCCACCCTTATTAGGCAACATCCCCGGCAAACTAAACCCACCAGAACCCCCAGCCAGAGCAAGTTCTTCCTTGATGATTTTCCGAATGTTCTTTAAATCTTCTGGGAATAGTACCGTAGTTGCACTGGAAGAAAACTTAGACGATTCGGAAGAAGCCCACTCCGCAGACCGTTGGCTTGCATCTGCAAGAGAATTAGTTGACTTCTGTGTTGTGTTTATCGAAGCAAGTTTTGAAAGCTGCTTGTCGATTCCAGATACCAAAGCCTTTTGCTGAACGACTAATTCGTGACTTTGTGCTTGATTCTTTTCAGTTTGTCTATCGTGACCCGCATCCCCAACAGGTACAATCTCACGACTATTTGATAAGGCACTTTCGCGCTTTATTGCAACATCTTGAACCACCATAGCAGCACGACCAACCTTAGATGTTGGGATGCTAAAAGCCCGCTTTGTGGGTGCGGTGGTCCTGCGTTTTGCTTTGCGTAGTGATGCCATAGTTTACCTTTTATGGGTTATTTATGGCGCAACCTTACATAGCTTTATTACGCTCTTTCTCTTCCTTCTTTAGAATGTTTATCATGTCCACATATGCACCTAGCTCAAATGGAATCATGTCTTCTAATTCGGTAAGACTAAAGTATTTGTTTTTAAGTAGTTGTGCGACCTGTCGGTAATGGGTAAACAAATCCCCACTATCGACAGTTATACGAAAAAATCTAGGACACCTTTGAGGTCTGCTTGAATTTTCTTAGAACATTTTGTGCAGGTTGCTGTTGCGTTTGTGAAGCAATATGGCTGTGTGTTGATGAACTCGTTAATCTTCTCGAAGTCTTCATTGAGCAAACCATCTAGGTACTCCGATAATTCTTCTTCATTGAATTCATCATAGACCCCATCGGCATCATAGATGCTTACTACAGAATTGAAAATGGTTTCATTTTGATTAGTCATCGAAAGCGTCTGCTTCATGCAGATACCAGATTCTTCATCAAATGGGACCACCCAATAGTTCTTGCGACGGACGTACTTATCTTTAAGTTTGTCTAGACCAATCACCTGAATATTGTCTAGGTTGATTGATGTTTGGTGCGCAGTTGGGCATCCATCGGCACCACAATCGTGGCTAAATTCTGCTGCCGCCACGTTCGATATAGAAACGGACATTAGCCGGGTAAACAAGAATTCAAAATCAGCATCGCACAAAGCACCCCAATTGACATTGGTACAGTTTTCGATGACTTGTTTGATAGAATTGACAATCTCGGTTGGGTCATTGCCAGCCGCCGCCATCATCATAATCTTTTGTTCTTTTACGGTGTATGGACGGTACTTGACAACCAAGTCTGCTACTGGTAAAGTGGTTTCGTACTCCGGCAAATCGCGTTTAGGTAGTTTCATAATAATCCTAGGTTAATCAAAATTTTGGCTTAATCTTTTCAACAAATTTTTGGCTTGCACTTGTGAATACCGGGCTTCGCTGTACTCGTTCGCCAAATGTCGAAGAACTCTCGAAGACTCTGCCGATATTGGTAAGACCTTCTGCTGTTGTATTTAGGTCTTTGAATGACAAGTTTGTAAAAGACTTTTTAACCTGATCTGCTAGTCGTTGCGCTTCTTTAATCTGTGCGCGAACCGTATTCACTTTGGTCTTGACATTGTTGACTGTTTGTACAACATCACGAAACTTCTTGATGCCTACACGAATGTCATCAAACACACTGCGACCAACTTCTGGTCCTTCGTTGATAGCCAAACTTCCGTAGATTTGCTTAGGAACTTCGATAGCCTCCCAACGATGGAAAGCCATTTCAACCGGAACGGAAATAATCTGGTTCTTGCTATCCCATGTCAATTGACTCGCACCAATAGTGATTGGGTATGCCTCGTAAAATCTATATACAGCCGCCGGTTTTGCCGCCGGGTTCCCTTTACCAGAATTGCCTGCATTGCGGTTAAACAGCCTTAGTTCGATGTACTCGGAAACAACCTCATTGTAGTAAGGAACAGACCAACCATCTTGACTATCCATTATAGCGGATTGCCATTTGTCTAGTGTGTCGCGGGTTTTTCTATCAGCACCCTCAATGAACTGTATCTGTAAAGTTGTGTAGGTGTGGCCTACAGGAACATTGCGCATTGGGCCTGCATAGCGCCTATCAATAGATTCTAGGTTCCTTGCTGGCATGTCTGTGATGTGTGCCCGAAACGTCAATACTTGTGAGGCATCTTGTCCCCACAACATAGAACCACTTGTGGCTACTCGTGCTACTAATGGTGGTACGATGACTACCTCGAAAAGATTGTCCTGCGCAGCACCGCCACCTTTTGCTAGGTGACTGCGAAAGTCTTTGGCGTTGAATGCGCTCATTGGAAAGTTCTCCCGATTTTCTTGCTGTATTCCCGGTACACGAATGATGACGACTTCTTCTGCCACTTTTGTGTAGGCAAGAACATGGCGGTCTGCCAATCCGTAACGGGGATGTGAATGAATTGACTTCTTACATGGGACTTCAAGTAGCAGTGTACCAACGGAGCAATTAACCAATGTGTCGAAAGCCTTTGTAGGTATCCCCAAGACAATCTAAGTCGAGTTTGATCATTCATCTTCGTGTCTGACAAAAGATTGTATAGACCATACATAATCAAAATCCTAGCATCCGGCGGTGCATAGTGCAAGTTGATTGCATAGAACTTATCGCCAGCATCTCGGAATGGGAACACCATAGGTGCCGCATCCCAAAATGGGAGGTCATCCTTAGTCTTTGCGTCGTATGCATAGCAGTACATGTGACCAATCTTGACGATACCCCTAGAAGCAGAATCTCCTAAGTAGGATTTCATGTTCTGTGTAGATATGGGGTTCTTGTACTGCCTGATGAAGTTCTTATACCACTTCATTGCAAGTTGCGTCCTAGCCCCTAATTGACCAGCAGCAAGCGCTTCCTGATGTGCGTGTAGGAAGGGGTTTCTATTCTTAGGCTGATGAGGCTTTGCTGTTTGGTCTGTAATCATCTACTATTTATTCTTGGTCGGGTTGGTCGAATATTTGATACCGATGCGCTTCAATGCGGTTTCTCCCCAAATTTGAAAAGTCCACCCATTCTTTTTGCAGTATGCTTCTGCGGCTTCCCACTTGGACACATTTTTTGCATAGGTAGTGACGGATTCTATCAAAGTCTTTGAAACCTTCTTACCGATCACTTCTGGTTTTCTTATCTGGCTATCTGGTTTGACTTCAATTAGCATTGTGATGCCACTTGTGAATTTTACCAGAAAGTCGCAAAAGTACCTATGTTGTCTGTTGTCGGTGCGACAGATGTATGGTATAATTATTTCTTCGGATGACCATTCTACCACAGATGGGTTTTCGTCGAACCAATGCATAACAGCCCTTTCCCATAAGGAACGCCAGATGATGTTGGTGTGGTTCCCCTTGTACTTTTTTGGGAATTTTGGGTAGAACTGTCCTGAATATGCCATTTTGTATTTAATTTGTGTGAAATGGCGTATGCAATATGCAAACCGCATACGCCTTTGATGTAGCAGAGAAATCTTTAAAAAGTTTTGCAAGGTGTAGGAAACTATTGTACAATTCGTTTACTGAACTTTAGGAGTCATCAATGAAAACAATCGAAGCTGGAATTCACTCTGATACAAACAAGCCTATTATGAATAAATATCGTGCTATTGACTACCTTTGCGACTTTGACCAATTTGCTAGAGTTTCTGACTTGTATGACGACGAACCACACTTCCGAACCATATTAGGAATGTTCATCCCAAACTTTGAATACCCGGATTGGTCCCATAAACGAGTGTGTGATATAATCAACTACATTGGAATAACTGCATAGGATTATTATGACTAAAATTTTAGTTGATGTGGCACTTATCCAGCAAGCACTAGAAACACTTGAAGATGTGTTTGTCAAAGGTAAAGTCGATGTTGGTGTTATCAATGCACTGCGCAGCACATTGACGCAACCCCATGTAAAGCCACTGTCGCCGAAAGAAATTGATGAAATTACCAAGTATGTCATGCACGACCATTCGTTCGAGTGGGAAGGTGTGCAGCCTTGGGTCATCCGTCTAATAAGAGCAATCGAATCCTCTCATAACATTAAGGAAACATCATGAAACTAGAACCGCACATCCGTAAGCTATTTGGGATGCAACCAACCCCATTCTCACTATCGTGGGAAGATTGGAAAGTGTTTGATGCGCAATCTAAAAAAGATTCCGCTATTGGCTATTATTTCATCGAAGTTATAACTAGCTTGGGCCTATACAAAGACTCGTTTGTAGATTTGATTACGTTGCGAACAGTTCGATACAAGCTGCGAAATTTCAGTAGAAAGACCCATGTGCTAAGAACCACTGATGGAAAAGTAGGGGATTGGTATGACTTGTGTGGAAGAATCCCAGATGCGCTGTTCACGGCACTTATCGACTTTGTTGAGATTGAATGTGAACACATGAACCAATTTTGTGGGGTTCCTAGCTACGAAACTGGGGTTGATTGGTTACTGCACCAAAAAAGCCATGCTAACGAAGCGGGTAAACAAGACTATGATGACATTATCGAAGCATACTACTATGCAAAGCTGCGACCAACTTTATCGGACCCATACGAATCAACAGAAGACTATACTGCGATTCGTGCTATAATTGAAACTCGCAGCAACGAAGAAACACGACACCTTACAACTATCGTAAGACTGCGCGATTACCTATGGACATAACCAATGATTAAGTTTAAATCAGTTTCGTCGAAAAACTTTTTAACAGTCGGAGACAACCCTATCACAATTCTCTTGGATAGGGCACAAACAACCGCCATCACTGGGAAGAATGGTGTAGGTAAGTCGTCACTAACTTCAGAAAGCGTTTCGTTTGCGCTTTTTGGAAAATCTTTCCGTGGAATCAATAAGTCGGAACTAATCAACACGACCAACCGTAAGGCCGCATTAGTCGTTGTTGAATTTGACATTGGTTCGACTCCATATAAAGTTTCTCGTGGCATCAAGCCTGATGTATTCACTATCGAAAAGTCTGGTCAAATGTTGCCAGAAGTTTCTGCAAGTGAAATGCAAACAACCTTGGACGGAATCCTAGGATTCGACCATGCAATGTTTTGTAGTAGTATTGCGCTAGGCTATGCAAACTACACCCCATTCATGGAGATGACCAAATCACAGCGCCGACAATTTGTTGAAGACGCTTTGGGTCTATCTGTGTTTGCCGATATGAACAAGATCATCAAATCCCAGTTGTCTGCGCACAATGCCAGTATGACCGAGATTAACACAAAGATTGCAAAGACAGAATCCTACATCGAAGCAACCGAAAGCAGCAACGAGTACATCAAGCAGACCATCGACAAAGAACTAGCAAACATCAATACAGACATTGAGAAAATTCTGGAATCTGTCAAGGAACAAAAAGCAACTTTGACTGGATTGGTTGAGCAAATCGATTCATTCAGCATTGACCAAATCTTCACACATTCTATACGTGCTGAAATCGTAAAGGTGCAGGCGGATAAAAGTTATTCTGAAAGGGAACGCAATACCGTCCTAAAGACGTTGGAATTCTACAAAGCAAACTCTACTTGCCCCACATGCAAGACGGAGATGACCGAGGCTCACCGCAAAGACCACATCAATACTGCTAAAGTAACTATCACATCCCTCGATAGTGTGATTAAAGAAGCAGAAGAAACTCTGGAATCTTTGACTGAAGACCTGAAAGAGAATGTTCAGAACATCACCACGGTCACCGGCCTAGAAGAAGAAGCACAGAGAGTCAAGGCAAAGATCACCCATGAAGTATCTCGCGCAAAGTTCCTTAAAGCAGAGGCCGTTAAACGCAAAGAATTCTCTACGACCACTATCGACACAACCGAGCAAAAAGAATTGATTAACCGCCTTTCTAGTGACCTTGATGCTGCGTTGGTGCGACAAGAAGAATTCAAGATTGCTGTGGACTTGCTAAAAGATTCTGGAATCAAGGCAAGTGTTGTAGAAAACTTCCTACCAACATTGAATGCGAAGATTAACCAGCTACTAGAAACTATTGGCTTTGGGGTCCGCATCCAATTCGATAGCGAGTTTCAAGAAAGTCTTATTGGACGGTATGCCGACGAATTCTCCTACAAGAGTTTATCACAAGGCGAACGCGAACGAATGAACTTGGCAATCATCTTTGCATGGAATGCCTTGATGGGTAGAGATGGAGCAAACACATCATTGTTGATTCTTGACGAAATTGGTATGAGTGCATTAGATGCCGATGGTGTGCAGTCATTGTTCAGACTGGTCGATACGGAATACTCCGACAAGAACGTTTTTGTGATTAGCCATAATCCTGAAGTAGTTCATCAGTGCAAGTCGCACATCAAGTTTACAAAAAAAGATGGTTTTGCAAAGATTGTCGATTAAACTGTGGTACAATTCTTCTAACGACAATCTTAGGAGAATCTATCACGAAACCTCAAATCATTTCGGCAATAGTTTACGATAAGCGTGGTAGAATCCTAAGTACGGGACAAAACTCCTACACAAAGACCCACACACTACAAGCAAAGATTGCAGAACGCATAGGTCTTTCTGGAAAGCACTTTATGCATGCAGAGATTGCTGCGTTGGTGAAATGTGATTGGAGTAAAGCCCATAGAATTTTTGTAAGCCGTTATGGAAAAGATGGTAGGCCACTTTTGGCAAAGCCTTGTAGGATTTGTATGGCGGCTATCGAGATGACCTCTATCAAGAAAATTGACTACACTATTGGAGAATGATTATGAAAACTACTTTGAACAAAATCCGTGAACAAGACCCCTGCAAAGATGGATGGGTAAAGTTGTTAAAGCACTTAGGTAAGGTTCACGCCGATGACGTTGAACTAGATTTGTTAACTGTACTTGAAAGCAACGGTCTTGATGATACATTATGGTGTCTACGCGCCGTTGATGGATTTGACAAGGAGAAGCGGTTGATGGCGGTTGCTTTTGCTCGGGAAGTACA